AGATGATGGTTGTCGTGGCACGTAAGCCGTCTATTGATGGCGAGATGCGTGGACAATTCGATGACGTATTAGGTATTCAACTTCTCCGCAACCGTTTCGCCCTATTGGCAATGGAAGCAGCAGAGAAGAGTGTTCAGGCACCAATCGTATTACCACAAGACGTACAAGAACTCCAGTTGGGTGGAGATGCGGTTATCCGTACCTCTAACCCTGCTGGCGTTCGTCGTGTTGAATTAAACATCCCACAAGGCGCATTTACAGAAGCGCAACTTCTTAACGAAGAACTTCGTGCTGGTACACGTTACCCAGAAGGACGCTCTGGTAACATTAATGCTAGCATCGTTACAGGCCAAGGCGTACAGGCACTTATGGGTGCCTTTGATACACAGGTCAAATCAGCACAAGCAATCTTTGCTGCCACTCTACGCGATGTTGTTTCTCTCTGCTTTGAAGTAGATGAGAAGATTTTCCCAACCGAAAAGACAATTCGTGGCGTAGACTCTGGTAGCCCATACGAGATTACCTACAAGCCAATAAAGGACATCAAGGGTGATTACTCTGCAGATGTTCGCTATGGTATGCTTGCTGGTCTTAACCCAGCACAAGGACTTATCTTTATGCTACAGGCTCTTGGTGGTGGACTCATCTCCAAGGACATGGCAATGCGTGAACTTCCATTTAGCGTAAACGTTACACAAGAACTTGAAAAGATTGAAATTGAAAATATGCGCTCATCACTTCTTGGTGCTATTACTGCATTGGCTCAAGCCATTCCGCAGATGGCTACACAAGGTGGAGACCCAGCATCTATCGTAACTAAAATTGCGGGAGTAATCTCTGCGCGGCAAAATGGACAGACACTTGAACAGTCTATTGCTGGCGTGTTTACTCCTCAGCAACCAGTTCCTCCTGCTGGTGCTGCAACTTCTCCTGTTGAGCAGCCGTCCCCTGTTCCAGGCGCGGCTCCAGTGGGAGGTTCCCCTCAAGGTGGACCAGTAATAGCACCTGCAAAACCAGCACCAGACATACAAACAATATTATCCACACTCAGTGGTACTGGCAAGACCTCGGGACGAGCAACAATTAAGGAATAAAAATGACAACGCTAGTAGCAATCCAGGGTGACGGATGGTCGGTACTAGGATGCGATTCAAGACTCAGTGATGAGCATGGACGTTTTCAAATTGCAAAGACGCCAAAGATAGTAGATAACAACGGTGTATTGATTGCAGGTTGCGGTTCATCCCGCGCAAGCAATGTATTGCACTATGGCTATGTACAACCTAAGCCAACACTTAAAGAAGATTTAAATACATACATGACAGTAAAGTTCATACCGCAAATGCGTAAGAACTTTGTAGATGCTGGCATAGACATGAAAGAGGACGGCGATGTCGCACTTATTGATGGCGGATTCCTCATATCCGTCAAAGGGCAAGTTTTTTCGGTTTCTGAAGATTATTCGTGGGATACTGATATTCGTAACGTGTATGTCATGGGCAGTGGTGGCGATGTTGCCCTCGGTGCGTTGGCAGCGTTGGGTGTGGAAAAAGTAAAGACTATTAACCAAGCAGAGACTATTGTTCGTAAGGCAATTGCTATTGCAATCCAATATGACAATATGTGTTCTGAACCAATTCATATATTTAAACAATACGCATAGGAGTAAACATGGGTGGAAAAGGAAGCGGTGGCGCTAACGGCGGACCACAATACAATCCAGCAAATGTTTCTGCTACTGGCGGAGCGGGACAAAGCGGTAACTACACAGGCTTTGGCTATGGACAAAATGGCGCTATAAATAACCAACGTATACAGGGTAATCAAGCAATGGCGTCTGCTCAAGCAGCCACACCATCTGCCCCTACAGAACCATACGCGGGCGTTAACATGCCTCAACTGGGCACGCTCTTTGACCCAACCACACGCCCTAATGAACCAATCACAGCAGGTGTGGACTTTGGTCCTGGCCCAGGAAGTGAAGCACTCCCACAAGGATTAATGAATAATACTCGCATTGACGAGAATGCAAAGATTGCTGCGCAGTATCTACCAGACCTAGCGCATGCAGCAAAGTCTCCAGATGCCCCAGATTCATTTAAAAACTTTGTAAACTATCTTATCCAAAACAGTCAGAACACAGTACAAAATGGCTGATGCTACTTGGATGCCTGGAAGTCTTTTTGACAACATTGACAAGTTTGCTAATTCGCTAGGGTATCAGAATTCAGCAATTGCAATTGAACTTGCTATGATGCCATGGAAATCACCAGATGAACGTGATGCTTTTATTACCAACATTACTGGTCAAGACCCACAAGGTGGGACTGAAAAAAATTATATTAAACAAAACTTCTAGGGGGTAGGCATGGCATTATTTAATTCATTCCTATCTACACTAGGCACTGGACTAAAGACCATTACAGGCGGCGGAGATTTTCTTAGCGAAGAAGAAAGACAAAAGCAACAGGCACTTAATGACACAATTAAAAATGCTATTGCTACTACTGATAAAATAACTTCTCACATTCCTGGAAATGGGATTGCTAAGGCTGCAGCAAAATCTAGCGCAGACTTTTTGCTACGTGCAGGTCAAAAGTTTAATGACCAAGTTTATTCACCTTTAATGCGTACAGTGTCAACTGCTGGACTATTGACAGATAAAAACTCACCTCTTTACAAAAAAGGTCAGTATGAAGAAGGTTTTCAGTTTACTGACATTAAAGCAGCATATGACCGTTCTGCTAAAGTAACAGCATTTCAATCTCTCACTAAATCCAGTTTAGTTCCATTGCTTCCACAGGCAGTTCTTTCTTATGGAAAGATTGACCTTAATGATGTAAATCTATGGAACGATGAAAACTTAAAAAAGAATTTTGTTGATAATGCTGTTGGCCGCTGGTTTACTGGTGGAGGCGACGCTGTTCTAGGAGGCGTTGTATTAGGCGCTGCTGGCAAAGTTGCTAAAGTTGCTGCAATTGCAACAGTGGCAAAACCACTAGGTCTTTATACTAAAGAAAAAACTGTTGAGCAATTAGCAGCAGATATGGAAACTGGTATCCTACACGGTAAAACCAACGGCGCACAGGGAACTCAGACAGTTTCTGGCAGCCATGCTCTCTTGCTTGCTAGTACAAAGGACTGGGGAGTTATTGAAGACCTGGTTTCTAAGTATAGCACCAATGAAAAATTAATTCCAATCATCCATGATGCAACTGATGCTAATGCAGTTAAAGATTTAATCCTTGCAGACAAGGGAAATGCCTCAGCCTTAGAGCGCCTTGCAACAACAGCAAGTGATAAATTATTTGATATTTCAGATGTCAAATCACAGATTCGAAATAAAGTTTTGCAAACTGGAGAATTATACCTTCCAGAAGGTTTGCCTGCTGCACGTTTGCAAAAAGCATTTGATGATGCTATTGCTAGCAATCCACAATTTAAAAGAATTAAAGATGCGTTCTTTGACAAGAACTATGAACCACTTGTTGGCGGAAAAGACTTCATGCCTATGGAGCCAGCCATTGGTAAAGAACTCTTTATTAAAGGTCAAGATGCAATCCGCAATGCAAAGTCTGCAATCCGTAACCGCGAGTATGAAAACATTTCAAAGTTTGCTGATACCACATTTGGTGAGACCATTGGTGGTCTTGTGCTCAAGGGTGTCCGCCTTGCTGGTCGTGGCACAGAAGCCTTACCAACAGGCTTTGTATCTTTCTCTGGTATGCGCCCACTACAGGCACGCGTTGAACTTAAAGGTTTTCTTGACAACCTAGAATTGCTTAGGGATGGTTCTAAGAGTATTGAAACAACACCAGGTGTTTATGAAAAAACAAGTGTAGTTCGTCAACGTTTAGAAGAATCTTACCTCAAAACACTAGGACAAGATTCTATTTTACAGGTTAATGCCCTTAAGGCAATTGATACTCAGGTTGGTAACATGATTGCCTACAAGGCTAAAATGTACAACCAAAAAGAAATTGATTCTTACATTTCAAAATTTCAGATGAATACTAGCAAAGGCATTGAGTCTGCAAAGAACAATGGATTTGGTATTGGACATGATGGCAACGTTACATTGGTTGACCCACAGACAGTTCGCCAGATTGCTGAATCATACCGCTTTACGCCTTGGGATGACATTGAGCGTCAGTTAAACATTGAAACCTCTAAGGGTCTTGAAGGTAAGATACGTTCTGGGCAACGTCTTCGTCAAAACGTATTCCAAGACTTAAACAGTCTTTGGTCATATGACGTGCTTGCGCGTCCATCATACGCTTTTAAACAATCTTTGTTTGAACCTATTATTAGTGCTGGGCTTTCACAAGGTATTAATTTTGTCTACAATGACATCATTCGTGGTGGACTAAGCATGACAGCAAGAAACACTTATAACTTTGCTAATGATTTATTAAGACGAGGCGTAACTAACCGTTCCGAATACAAGGCTGTTGCAAGCAATGTAAATGACAAGTCTAAGGCTTTAGAACTTGCTATCCGCATTAAGATGGCTGCACAGACTTCAGTAGAAGAACTACTCACTACTGCTTCTCCAGCAACTAAGGCTCAACATCTTACTGCTGCTCAAAAAGAATTAAAGACTGCATCAAAGATTGTTGATGGCATTGAACTAGACTTGCGCGATGCAATGGTGCCTTACGGTGGCAAAGAAGCAATCCCAAGCATGTCAACACTAGAACGTAGACTAGCATACCTTGAGACCCAACCTAGTGCTGGTGCCAAAGTTGCAGATATAGCAGATGCCAAAGCAGCAATTGCAAACTACAAAGATACTATTGGTAAATTAGCAACCAACAAGCAAGCAATTTTAGATGCCGATAAGGCAGTAGAAGATGCTTACTTTAAAATTGATTCTGCCGTCAAAGAACTTGGTGAAGCAAGAGTCAAGCAAGCAGACGTATTTGGTAAGAGCGCAAAGTTTAAAGAACGTTATTTTTCAAAGGAAAAGCACACTACTATTATCAAGGGACAACAAATGTCTATTGATTCTTTTGTGCAAGAACAATCCGCAGGAGGAGTAAATAACTTTACCTCTGCTATCCGTGAAGAGACAAAGAATGGACGCACTAGCACACTTAACTTTCTTGGTGAATTGGCCACTGGTCAGACAGCATCTATGATTAAGCGCAAAGCGCCACTTGCAAGAATTGGTATTCAGGACCCAACTTACTTTGAAGAACTTGCCCATATTGCAAATCGTCAGTATCGTGGCGACGACCTTATGAATTTAATTTTTAATGAAACTTCAATGGATGACCTTATGGCTTGGTCCAAGACTGGCCCAGGCAAAATATATTTAAAGAATCCAGCATTTAATATTCATGATGTTAAAGAGATTCCAGCATACATTGCAGATAAGGTTTCCCTAGTACAGCGCATGTTCCCTTCCTTTGAAGCACGTGCAGCAATCCTAAAGGGTGAAGTAACATCACAGAAACTAGAAAAGTTATTAGCACCATATACTGACAGACTCTTTGATATTACACCATCTAACTTCCACTATGAGATTAATACATTTGGACAGAGTGGCTTTGCCAAGGCAAGCCAGGGGTTTAACAACTTTACTTCAAAGACTTTTAACAAGTTGGCATCTGTAGAAAACCCAATTCGTGCTATGTTATTTGACAAGATGGCAACCGATAATGTTGCTAAAAGAATATCATATCTTATGGACCAAGGTTTTAATGTCACAACGGATACCTTTAATAGTGTGCGTCAAGCCGCTGGACGCGAAGCATTGCAGGATATGGAGAAAACCCTTTACACGGTCAATAACCCTAATCGTTTTATTAACTCATTGCGCGGAATCATAGCGTTCCCTGGTGCAAACCTTAATGCATTTATGCGCTATGGTCGCCTTGCCGCTAGGAACCCAATCCGTGCAACTGGAATTTTATCTAACTATGGTAGAGCATATACTACATTTGGTGTAGACCAAGATGGTAATCCAACAAATGATATTAATCAAATTCAACACTTGATTGTACCAGGAAGTAAAGAAATCAATGCTGCTCTTGGTGGTAGTGGTCAGGGTGTAAAACTCAGTGCTCAATCACTTGGCTTCCTTCTTAACCGTCCAGGCCCATCATTTATTGCTGGCCTTGCAATAGGTGAAGTAATGAAATACTTCCCAAAGACTGAATCTGAAATTCAAAAGTTTTCTACAATTGGTGGCACTAATTGGTACCAAGTGTTCTATCCATACGGAGCACCAACATCAGTTGCGGATACGTTCCGCCCACCCTGGCTTAAAAATGCCATTAATGGTTTTATTGGACCAGAAGGACAGAAAGATTACCTAAGTTCTTGGAAGTCTGTCTACAACTATCATGCAATGATGGTTGAAAT